CAAAGTAGATAAAGGTGAGAAACTTGCAAAAGGACGAGGAATACAATCTAAAGGTGGTATCATTTATCAATTAGAAGGAAGTTTATTAGTTGCAAGCACAAGAGATATGCAAACACATCCAGACAAAACAGGTCGTAGGTGGGTAGAACCACTTTATTTAGCAGGTAAAGTTGCTGGTCGTCAAATGCAAAATGAATTAGAAAAAGGTATTGAAAAAAATAAAATAGACCAAAATACTTGGGACGAAATACAAAACAAAGCAGAAAAGAAATGGGAAAAAGAAGTTGATTATTGGGGCGATTATGAAGGTGGTTGGAGAGGTAAAGAAGAAGCAATGAAAGAAATAATGGGCCCATTGAAAAGAAAATGGATTAAAAAATATATTGATATGTGTTATAAAATAATGAGAAAGTATAAACCACAAATTAAACGACACATATTAAGTCAAAAAGATAAACCATCAGAACACGGGTGGAACGAAATACTCGTTAATCAAATTAAAATTAAAGATGTATTTTTATTAAGTAGAGAAGGAAAATATCCATCTATCAGAAAAGCAGCTGAAAAAGTTGCAACAGGTACGGTTACCGTGGGTTCACCAGGAAAATTTAGAAAATGGTATCAAGAACGAGGTGGTATAATTAATGAGGGATTCGGTGGAGAACTATCAAAGAGTGATAAGAAAAAATTTGAAAAAGAAAGAGTAGAAAATGCAGAGGTTTTGGGTTATGAGTTAACAGGCACAAAAGATATAAAAGAAGCAAAAAGAATTCCAAGAAAGAAAGGACAACATAGAGGTTCATCAAGTCATTCAGATTTATACACAGACGAAAATCCAAAAGGAACGATACACGGATTAAAGTTTGCAACCGTAGATGACGCAAAAAAATCAGTAAGTAAAATTCGTAATAGTGGTAAGAAACACGCTCACAAAATTCAAGCAGCAGTCGCTATGGAACAACGAGCTCGTGAAATGGGTAAAACAGCTCAAGCAGCAGTATATCGTGCTTATATTAATCAGATGAAAAAGAAAACTAAAAAGAAAAATGAAAGTTTCTTTGGATTGGGTGCAGGTGATGTTCCTTCACCAAGTCGTAAAATGGTTAAGAAAATGAAAAAGAAAGGGAACACATCAGTTCCTTATGGTAGTGGATATAAAAAAGTAAACGAACAAAAAGAAGTCAAAAAAATAGTAGTGATTTATCCAGGTCGTTTTCAACCATTTGGCCCACATCATAAAAAAGTATTTGACGCATTATCAAAAAGATTTGATGACGCATTTATAACTACATCTAATATACAACAACCACCAAGACACCCACTAAACTTTAATGAAAAAGTAAAACATATGGTAAAAATGGGTGTTCCTAAAAATAAAATCATTCAAGAAAGAGTTCCGTATGTAGCGGACAACACATTGAGAAAATTTGGTAAAGACACTGCGGTGGTTTATGCAGTTGGTAGAAAAGATAGAGGTCGTTTTAATATGGGTAAAAAGAAATCAGGTGGATTAACTTATTACCAAGACTTTAAATTGAATATGAAAAATTTAAAAGGATATGAAACACACGGATACATTTACGAAGCACCACACGTTAAAGTTAGTGGTATATCAAGTGGAACAGAAATTAGAAAATTATTAGGTAGTCCAAAAATAGACGAAAAGAAAAGAGAACAAATATTCAGAAAAACATTTGGATACTTTGACAAAAAAACTTATGAAATGATGACATCAAGATTTAGAAAGTTGTTTGAATTTTTTCAACTACCAAGAGTAAAATCACTTGTAAAAGAAGCTAGTGCATTTGGTGTTCATTTTAGTGATAAAATATTATCAGATGAAGGTATGTATGATTTCTTTGGTTCATTAGATGACTATTATAGAGTTACACCAGAACACGCAGATATTTTAGGTTGGGAATTGATTGACTTTCCAATAAGAGATACAGCAGAAATGTCATTTACCATTATGGCAGATGAGTATGAAAAAGACCGTACTCAAACCGTAACACCTGGTAGAACTATTAACCAAAATAGAAAAAATACTAAATCAGTAGATAATCCATTTCCAAGATGGAAAGAACGAATGAGAAAAACATTATCAGGTTTAAAATGGGAAATCGTTAAATACTTTGGTGAAGAATCATTTACTAAAATGAAAGAATCACCATTATTGGTAAAACAAGATGTTTACAAAGGTGTTGACCACATACACAAAAAACTTACAGAATCCATAGTAAAAGACATATTACAAGAGGGTGGAGCATACGGACATATGAATCACCCGTTTGATGATAATAATTTGACGTTTTCAGATTTGAGAAACATAATTATTAATGGATTGGCAGGAAAACTAAATCGTGAAGATAAAGTGTCTGAAAAACTTGACGGACAAAACCTAATGATAAGTTGGGTAGACGGAAAGTTAAAAGCAGCAAGAAACAAAGGTCATCTGAAAAATGGTGGTAAAACTGCACCAACAACCGCAGGTATCGCAAGTATGTTTGCTGGTAGAGGAAACATCAAGACTGCGTTTGTCGGAGCGATGAAAGATTTAGAAAATGCAATCGGAAAGTTATCAGACGCACAAAAGAAAAAAGTGTTTGGTAATGGAACTAAATGGATGAATTTAGAGGTTATATATCCACAAACAGCAAATGTAATTGACTATGATGTCGCTGAAATTGTATTCCACGGAACTACCGAATATGATATGTCTGGTAGAGCAAAAGGATATTCAAAAGAAGGTGCTCGTATGTTACAAGGTATGATACAACAAGTAAATCAAAATATACAAAAGAAGTTTAAAATTAGTAAACCTAATTTTTTAAAGATGAGTAAAGTCCAAGACTTTGGTAAAAAGAAATCTACATTTTTAAGTAAGTTAAATAAATTACAATCTCAATACGGATTAAAAGATACAGACACATTAGGTATGTATCATTTATCTTTTTGGCAAGAATATATTTTTAACGCAGCAAAACAATTTAAAGTTAACATAACAGATAGTCAGTTAGTTAATTTAACTAATCGTTGGGCGTTCTTTGACAAATCATATAGTATAGGAGATATTAAAAAAGATTTTAAAGACAATCCAAAATTTATTGATTGGGTAATCAATACTGATAAACTTGACCATAACAAAATGTTTAAACAAAATATCAAACCATTTGAAATATTATTCTTTCAGGTAGGTGCAGAAATATTAAAAAACATACAAGGATTTTTAGCAGTTTCACCAAAAGCAGCAGTTCAAAAAATTAGACAAGATGTAACAAATGCATTAAAAGATTTACAAAAACCAGATAATGTAGAAAAGTTATATAAATTAAAATTACAAATAGAAAAATTAGAAGCTATCGGTGGTTCAAGTGCCATAGTTCCGAGTGAAGGCTTGGTTTTCAAATATAAAGGAAACATATATAAATTCACAGGAGCATTCGCACCAATCAATCAGATATTAGGTAGTTTAAGATTTTAGGAGATAGGTTATGCCAAATTATAGTAAAGAAGCAGAAAGACAAAATAAAGCATTAAAAGATTTAATGACTACGGGTAAAACCGAAAAAGATTATGTACAAGTTGGGTACGAAGGTAAACAAGAAAATAGGGGTGGAGAAACAAGAAAATCAGAATTAACTGATATTATGGCGTCAGTAAGAATGCCTTGGTTTTGTCCAAAGTGTGATAAAGCAATGAAGAAAAGACTCGATGATAAGTTTTGGAGAATGATGGGTCATTGTTTTGATTGTCAAATAGATTATGAAAATAAATTAAAAATTAAGGGTGAGTTTGACAATTGGGCACAACAAAAAATGTTAGAAAATCAAAAAGCACAACTAAAAGATTTAGAACAAAGTATTGATGATTATGAAAAAACAGGTGGTAAGAAAGAATGGTTTAATCAAGTTGGTGTTAACAATCCAGAATTAGAATCTGAAAAGTGGGAAATGGGTAAAGAACAATTTGAAAAAACCATATCAGAAGCAAGAGATTTCATACGAGAAAAAAGAGAACTCGTTGAAGAAGCAGAAAAACAACTACAAGGAGCGAACTAATGAATATCATACAAACGATATTAAATCTATTTTTTGGTGGTAATAAAAAACAAGAAGTCAAAGAATTAGATAAACAGATTAAAGTAAAAGACCAAGAAGTTAAAGAACTTGAAAAAGAGGTCGTAAAACTTGAATCAAAGAAAAAAGTAAATAAAAAAGAAGTAGCTAAATTAAAAAGAAAAGTTACTACAACTAAAAAACAAATTGCACAAGCATCTGAAGCAGTTAAAGAAGACAATGCAGACGACGCAGTGAAATTTTTAAAGAAGTTTAGTAAATAAGTTATATATTTATATATATGAGATATTTAATTTACATATTATTAATTGGGAGTTTATTCGGTCAAGATGTGATTGAACCTAAAACCTATACCTTTACTGAGGAAGAAGTTTTGGGATTTACCAATACTATTAAGGAATTAGAACTAAAAGATAGTTTAAATGTTTCTTTAGTAGAGGACTTAGAATCACAACTGAAACTTCTTGAAGAAAATTCAGTAATAGACTCTATGTTGATTGCGAATAAAACAAACCAAATTAATCTACTAAAAGACACTACAAAACTACTTGAACAAAAAGTAAAACTCGTTCAACCTAAATGGTATGAAAACAAATGGTTATACTTTACATTTGGAGTAGCTTTGACTGCTACTTCAGTTAAATTAGCAGGTCAGATAGTAGATTAATGGCAGAACAAATAAAAGAAGTAATCAAAAAGCAATATATTCAATGTGCCCAAGACCCGGCATATTTTATGAAAAAATATTGTATGATACAACACCCGATACGAGGCAAGATACCTTTTGAATTGTATCCATTTCAAGAGAAAACCGTTAAAGAATTTCATCAAGAAAGATTTAATGTTATTTTGAAAGCTCGTCAATTGGGTATCAGTACATTAACTGCTGGTTATGCTTTATGGTTGATGACATTTCATCAAGACAAAAATGTTTTGGTAATTGCAACGAAACAAGAAGTTGCAAAAAACTTGGTAACAAAAGTTCGTGTTATGCACGCGAACTTACCGAGTTGGTTAAAACAACGATGTGTTGAAGATAACAAATTGAACCTACGATATATGAATGGTAGTCAAATCAAGGCGGTGTCATCAGGACCAGAAGCAGCCCGTTCGGAAGCTCTATCATTATTGATATTGGACGAGGCAGCATTCATTGATAAGATTGATGAAATATGGACTGCATCACAACAAACACTTACAACGGGTGGTAGTTGTATCGCTCTTTCTACACCAAATGGTGTCGGTAATTGGTTTCATAGAACTTGGGTAGAAGCAGAAGATGCAACAGGTATGTTCAATCCAATTAAATTACATTGGACGGTACATCCAGATAGAGATGAAAGTTGGAGAAAAGAACAAGACACACTACTTGGGCCGTCAAATGCAGCACAAGAGTGTGATTGTGACTTCTTGACTTCTGGTACTGGTGTGATTGACCCAATCATTTTGGAAAAAATGAGAAAGAATTTATGTATTGAACCAATAGAAAAAAGAGGTATCGATAGTAATATGTGGGTTTGGGAACAACCGAACTACAATAAAGATTATATTGTGTGTGCTGATGTTGGTCGTGGAGATTCAGCAGACTATTCTGCTTTTCACGTTATTGAGTTGGAAAGTTTAACTCAAGTAGCAGAATACAAAGGTAGAATAAATACCAAAGATTTTGGAAATATGTTGGTTTCCATAGCAACAGAATACAACGATGCTCTACTTATAGTAGAGAACAATAATATTGGTTGGGCAACAATCCAACAAATTATAGATAGGGATTATCCTAATCTATTTTATACAAGTAAAGACTTACAATATGTTGATGTTCAACATCAAGTAACGAATAAACATTATCGTGAAGAAAAGAAAATGGTTGCTGGTTTTTCAACGACTTCTAAGACCAGACCACTAATTATTAGTAAGTTAGAAGAATTTTTTAGAGAGGAAAGTGTAGTGGTTCGTTCCAATCGTTTGATTGATGAACTATTGACTTTCGTCTATATAAATAATAGAGCGCAAGCGATGACCGGATACAATGATGATTTGGTTATGTCGTTTGCTATTGGACTTTGGGTTCGTGATACCGCATTAAGACTACGAACACAAGGTGTGGAATTAACAAAGAAAACCCTATCCAAAATGATGGATAATGAGGGTTTATATACCCAAGACGATATACAACGAAATGATAGTTGGGATTGGGAAACAGGAAAAGAAAAAGAGTCATTAGAATGGCTCTTATAAAGTGAGGTAAAAAATGGCGGATACAACATTATTTGGGAGACTACGAAGATTATTTAGTACAAATGTAATCGTTCGTAATGTAGGTGGTAAAAAATTAAAGATTGCCGATACAGACCAAGTTCAAAAACAAGTTAAATCACATTTAGTTGATAGATATTCTAAACTACATACTAATTTAGATTTAGTTGGAACAGGTTATTCTACCGTTCATCAAGTGATGGCAGCAAGATTAGCATTATTTAAAGACTATGAAAGTATGGATTCAGACCCAATCATTTCATCAGCGTTAGATATATATTCAGATGAGTCTACAATGAAAGGTGAATATGGTCAAGTTATTGATATTAAATCTGACAATGATAATATTAAAGATATATTACATAATTTATTTTATGACATTATGAACATTGAGTTCAACCTATGGCCTTGGGTTCGTAATATGGTTAAGTATGGTGATTTCTTTTTACACTTAGACATTAATGAAAAGTATGGTATTACTAATGTAGTCCCACTTTCACCTTATGAAGTTGTAAGAGCAGAGGGAGAAGACCCTGAAAATCCTTACTACACTAAGTTCTACTTAGAAAGTATTGAGGGAGCACACCCGTATTTTGGCCAAAAGCCAAGTGGTAAAGGAAAGATAGAATTTGAAAATTTCCAAATTGCACATTTTAGAATGGCTAATGATAGTAATTTTCTACCTTACGGAAAATCTATGATTGAGTCCACAAGAAAGATTTGGAAACAATTAACACTTATGGAAGACGCTATGTTAATTCACAGAATTATGAGAGCACCTTCTAAACGAGTATTCAAGATTGACATTGGAAACATTCCACCAAACGAAGTTGATAACTATATGCAAAGAATTATCAACAAGATGAAGAAAACACCTTACCTTGATGAAGCAACAGGTGAATACAATCTTAAATACAATATACAAAACCTAACAGAAGATTTCTTCTTACCAGTTCGAGGTGGAGATAGTGGAACGGAAATCAATGAGTTAAGTGGTATTGATTATGATTCAACAGAAGATGTCGAATATCTAAAAAACAAATTATTAGCATCACTAAGAGTACCGAAAGCATTCTTAGGGTTTGATGAAAATGTCGGTGGTAAAGCAACACTCGCAGCAGAAGATGTAAGATTTGCAAGAACCATTGAAAGAATACAAAGAATTATCATATCTGAATTAACAAAGATTGCAGTTGTTCACTTATATTCACAAGGATATGTAGATGAAGACTTAGTAAACTTTGAATTAGAATTAGCAAGTCCTTCAACTATGTATGAACAAGAAAAGATTGAATTGTTCGGACAGAAAGTTAGTTTGGCTCGTGATATGATTAGTGATAAGATTTTACCTTATCAATGGATTTATGATAATGTGTTTAACTTTTCTGATAAAGAAAAAGTAGAAATACAAAAACAAATCATTGATGACCAAAAAGAAAAATTCAGACACTCACAGATTGAAATGGAAGGTAATGACCCAATGGATACAGGTGAAGCAGTTGGTACACCAAGTAGTATGGCTTCAGTTGGTATCGGTGCAGACGATATCGCAACACCACCCGATACAGCAGCAGGTTCCATATTTGACCCATTTTATGAAGAGGGAGAAGATGATAGACCAGAAGACCAACAAGGTGGTCGTCCACAAGAGATGAATAAACCATTCAAAGATAGTGGAGCAAGAGGTCGTGACCCATTAGGGAAACAAACTAAAAATCGTAGAGGATTAGCATTAGCCCACTTCGACGCCTTGAAAAAAACTATGGGTAAAAAGTCAAAAAACATAATACAAGAAACTACCCAAGTAGATGAATTAGAGAAAGAATATAATGAATATAAAGAGGAAAAAGATAAGGAATAAATACCGATTTCTTGAAAGTTTTATATTTATTATTGATAAAAAACAAAAAAATACTTTGGAGCTCAAATGTCTTATGTAAAACATAATAAGATAAAGAATACAGGTATTCTTTATGAACTTTTATCACGTCAA